CAATCTGAATGAATGCAGGACGAAGGTCGCCGACTTGCTTGACAGCATCTGCGATGAACTTGTCAAACTCTGCGCTGTAAACTTTAAATGTTACCATTGCACCTTATCCATTTCGAAGGTGTGGCAGGTGTCAGTGTCGCAGGTAGGACCGCACGCGCTACCCACAGAACCGGAAGCATTCAGCAAAGGAACATCTTTTAAATTCAGATCCCCTTTTGCAATCGCTTCAAGGTCTTGGTTCGGAGTGCGTACATAATTTTTGATAAACTTTTGTTCCGAGTCAGTCTGGGTCACATTGGACTTTACTTCGAGTTTGTTTTTCACTCGCTCAGCTACTCTAAAAATGCAGATGCGTTTTAAAATCGAATAGGCCGCAGGGTAGTCGGCTTTCACTACAGGGGTCACGTATCTACGGGACACTATCCCATCAATGTAATAACTCTCTTGAGTGATCCACTCTGTGACCTGAGATGCGGATACCTTGCTTTGCGTGCCGAAGGTGATAGCCGCGAATTCGTCTTGGATGTCTTGAAGCGTGCTATACATTTTGGTTTCCTTTTAAAGTTGGGGGGCCAAGCATCTTGCCTGCACCCCCCATCCGTGGTCGCGGAGTATTACAATACTGAATCGAGCAAGTAGCCAGCAGCTACGTTGATCAGTTTGAATTGGTAGGAATCTTGAACGATAATTCCGTTGGAACCAGGAGGGTTATCCAAAGGATATTTATAAACCGAGCGATTCAATTGACTGGAAAGTTTCATCTCGTATCCAAGGGATACTTGATATTTTCCAGCTGATTTCGGTTTAGCGTAGAACAGAATCGAGTCACCCCAAATCTGAGCTAGTACAGAAGTTTGACCTTCTTTTGCAGAGTTATAAGGCGCGTCTGCAATGATCAACTCGTCAACTCCGAGAACAACTTTTAATTGCTCGTCAGACAAGTTACCGATTGCATTGTACTTGTAACCTACGATGTCCTTGATTTGGGCATTGTACATCAAAGTATTCGCTACTTTTCGGCTCATTACTGCGGCATTTGGAAGAACACCAGAGTTCGACAAAACTGCGTTTTTAGCAGTCTTGAAATCGGCCAGAGGATCGCTCGAGCTAGATCCGTACTTTGTGCCAGGGGTAGTTGTATACCCAGAGAACACAGTAGTTGAAAACAAGTCAGCCGCCAAAGCGCGTTCCTTGTTGGTCAAGATCAAGTGAGTTACGCCAGCGGTTTCGTCGGCTTCAGCTTGGAACGGATCTTCTACGTTGTCGTAATCGTCTTGAGTGACTACGCCTTCGAGTCCGTGTGACTGAATGATGTAACTTGCAGAAGTTCTGCTTATAGGATCAACGCGACGAGCTTCAGCGCGTCCACCGATCAAATCGTCAGACAAACGGAGGTGATCCATTCCGTATGCACCGATCAATCCAGTTTTTTGTTTTACGATAATTTGCGGAAGCACCTTATCGGCAATGTAACCGACCGGGAAAATTCCGTTCGATACATTTGAGAGTAACTTATTAACAATTGCTTTTGTTTGTGCCATTTCTTTTTATTCCCCTTTTATTAAATTAATCAGCTGACATCCAAGTCAAGTTGATGAACGCCAATGATCATAGGAATGATATCGCCGGTCACGCCTGAATCAGTGAACACTCCGAAAGCCCATTCGCCTGCGACCGCTGCGCGAGCAACGCCCGAAGCTGCAGAAGCAACCGAAGCCAAAGCGCCTGAAGAGATGCTGATAGTAGAAGCGATTTTTACTTTCGCTCCACCTTGAACAGCTACTTCGGCCATTTCGCCCGATGCTGGTGCGTTCATCAAAACGCCCATTGGTTTCTCTGCGCTACCGCAAAGAACCACTGAGTTATTTGTGGTGTCCCATTTCACTAATTTATATTGGTGAGTCGAAAGATCGGCTCCCGCTAACATTGCCTGAATTACTGGTTTCAAGTATGGTGTGCTCATTTATTTTCCCCTTTGTTATCCGTTAATTTTTTCGGACAGTTTTTTGTCTTCGATCAACACTTGTGCGATTGCTTCTCTCATCGAGATTTTTGTCTCTTCAGAAAGTTTAGTCGCCTTTTCCAAGACTTCGTCTTCAGCTGATTTCTCAACTATAGGCTCTGGCTTGTTCGCGTGACCTTGCTCATTCAATTTGAATGGAACAGCTTTTTCAACGAATGCAGCCATGTCGCCAGCGATGAAAGATTCACGCTGTGCTTCGCATGCTTTGCCTTCGGACAATAACTTGGTGAATGAAGTAGTTTTCTCAGCAAGTTCAAGTTTTTGATTAGCTTCGGCAAGTTCTTTTTTTGCTTGAGCCAATTCGATTTCCAATTTCTTTTCCATTTCTGGGTCCTCTTCTGGTTTAGGCTCAGAAGGTTTTACTTCTGGCTCTGGTTTCATCTTTTCCATAAGCTCTTTGTTTTTCATTTCAAGCTCTTGGCAATACTTTTTCATTTCTTCCAAATTCATGTCTTCGAGTTTTTTCATTCCATCCTCTTTGTTTTCTGTTTCACTTAGTTGAACCACAGGCTTCATGCGCTTAAGCACTGGACGATTAGTCAATCCAGCACCAAGCAAGACGCAGCCATGCTTTTGACCTGATTCGTTGTCAGAGTATTGGTCTTCGAATTCTGCGCTGATATATCCGAACTCTTTGTCAGCTAGAACCTTCTCACCCTTTGGGGTCATCTCGATCTCTGCCCAAAGTTCTGACTCGCTTTGAATGTATAATTTTTTGAACCAGCCAGCGGCTACGTCATCGGCTTCGTGTTTATAATCGAGCGCCGGAACCACGCCCCTAACGCCTTTTTCGAAATTCGAAACCATTTCGGAGAGCATGGAGAGAGTGATTTCAAATTTTCCATAGCGGGGATCGAAAAACTTCCCTGTTTTACATATCTGCATTTTACGCAAACGTGATTCCGGGTCGATTTCAGAAACTCCATCTTGCAAAATGAAGCGCGTGACGTTCTTGATGTAGCCACTGTTTTGACTCATAGACTCCATGATGGGAGTCGAGTCCTATTTTCTCAACGCGTTTTTCTTGACAGTATCGCTTTAGTTTAAAACGTGATTTGTTCCTGCGCTTTTTTGGACAGTTTCACAGGTCCATCAATCTCTGGGATATCTTTCATCGCGGAAGTGTTGACAGCCATGTATGATCTGCAATTGAAATGCAGCGGAGGCGTGTACTTTTTTAAATCGCCATCGTCAGCAGCGAACGTGTGACCGTTCAATTCCCGACAGCAATCGGTAGTCACATTGTCATCAACTGCAACGTAAGTATAAGACAGGATCTCGTTTCCAGTCTCTTCGGAATACTTGTCGGCTGCGTCTTGCAACCCGTCGTTTACAGTTTGGCTTGCTTGAATGTCGGGGCCTGCGGATAGCATCGGGCCATCCAGTAAAGGCATTGCATCCTGAATCATTTGGCTACCGAGTGCCTCAAGTGCCACGGAATCAAGGCTTGATTGAAACGTGAGATTCAACTGCTTTGAAATATCTCCCGCTTGCACGTCCACGTAAATCTCCGAGCGAGCCTTGATCTTTGTCGCAGCGGCGAATGAAACGTAGTCTTTCAAGACTGATTCCATTTTGGTTGAAGCCTTTGAGAGCGCCTCAAGGGTCATGTCGATTTCAGCCTCAGACTTCGCAGCGTTTGCCTTTTTCAAGGCTTTAGTCATCTCGTCGATAACGTCTTGGACTCGTGCGTACTTGGTCGCAGCCAGATTGAACTCAGCAAGTTTTCGATTCGTCTTGAATTCTTTTTCGGTGATCTCGTCAGCCTTCAGGTACGACAAAAGATTCAGCACATAGGCAGTCTTGTAATACCCGTTCAGGTTAGGTGCTGTGACTTGGTTAGGCGCTTTCATCCTACCAGACTCAGGGAGTGCCGACGCCTTGTCAGATATCCGGTAAGCTAGGTCATTGATGTACTTCGAGAGATACGCTTTCCCGGCTTGTCTAAGTAAGTCGGCCTGATCTCGAATAACGTCAGGCGTTTTATTTACTTTTTTTTTTGCCTTTGGTTTTTCTGCCAACGCTTTTTTAGGTGCCGGCGGAACTGGATCAATCGGAGGCTCTGGGTTGACTGGTTCAATCGCTGGCGCTGGTTCATTCACAACCGCCTCTTGAAAGTACTCGTCACTGACTGGCAGCTTCAACTTGTCTGCAACGTATTTCAGAACTTCAGGGTCTTGCTTGATTAGACCTGCATCCTTCAATGTTTTAAACATCGTTGCCCATGCTTGGTCTGCCTTTTCTTCCAGGCCATCGCATCGTAGTTCTACAAGCAAAGGAACGTCGCCCATGTTCATTTTGATCAGAGGCTTGATAATTCTTTTGGTCAGAACTTCAATGATGTGATCGGCCAAATAGGTGATCGTTTGTTTGAAGAAGTCCGACAGCGTGCCAGACAACGCCAAAGAGCCTGCACCGTTCTGACCGAGTAGTAGAAACGACGCCAGGATGGAGTTGACCATCTCTTGATTTTCCGCGTTGATCGCCATTCGAACTTTGTCAGCGTCAAAGGTGACTGAATTGAAAGTCAGCTTCCAGCCATTAGGCATGATCGTATAATTTGCTTGACCGGACGTGTAACATTTTAGCATTCGCTCGGCCGCTTTGAATTCCGGGCTGTTCTCTTTTCCCGCAGGGACTTCGAGACTAGGAGTAGGCACTGCGTATTTCTCAAGTCCAACAGCGAGTAGCTTCAAAAACTTATCTTTTCTGAGCCATGGGCCATACATCGAGCGAAGGATTGAAATGCCCTCGTAGTTGTCGCCCTCTTGCTCTGGTGCAAAATGCAACAGATATGTCGCATCCATGTCGACGTTCTCGCCCGTGTCCCCGTTAGACATTTGAGTGACTGAGATCAATTTCCCAGAATGCTCGACGTTCCATCGTTCGATTGTGCGAGGGGAACGAAACGAAATAGATTTTAGCGTGTTATATGTTCCGAGTTCTTTGTCAGTCTTTACTTGATGCGTCACATCAAAGAGTGAATACCCGCAGCGAACCATCGAAAGAATTTCACCTAAAAGCATGGTGAATGATTTGTCGGTGTCTTCAAAGAATGCTTTTTCAAGCAGCTTCTTTTGCATCTCTGCTTCAGGGCTTTCCTCGGTAGTTGAAAACATCCAGTTAGATGATTTGAGCGGAAGCACCAAAGCACTGACAGTCATTTTCACGTTGCCGTCAGAGCGGAACATTTGATCGATCTTATCCTGCCAGAGACGGCCCTGAAGTTCCTGAAGGTAATCCTCTGAAATATAACCGCCATAGATTTCAGTACCGGCTGTTCCTACTTCGATTGTCTTAATTGGGCGCGGTCCACCGTCCGAAACTTCTTTGGCTTGCTCTGGCTCGATTGGTGCTTGGCTTGGTTTCAAAAAGAAGTCGAATAGTCCCATGCGAAAAAGATTACCACCTGTTTTCTTTAGAATCAAAGTTTGCAGATATGAGCTCGGACATTTCTTCGGTCATCTTTCCGATCACGCCGTCACGCCAGTAATTAAGAGCCTGTGATTCAGCATCAACTCTATCGTCATGCTTCGCGTTAGGAAATGAAAGCATTTCCGCAATGTGATCGTCAACCCAGGGCGCGTCCGACGATTGAGGGTAGAGCACGTTTCCTGCCTCATAGATTGGTTGGCAAGCGATCAAGCGCGACTCTTTCGAAGCGTCAGGCAGTATTGGGATAATCCCTTGAATCTCATTTGAAACGGTATCGATCACAGCTTGGCCGTTGGCTTTTTTCTCGATTAGTTTTCTAGTAGCGACTGGCCATTTTGCCGTTAGCGCGCGTACCTGTGCGACCGTCTCGGTGAAGTCCCATTGACCACGAACTTGATCGATCAAATAAACCTGTGAACCAATCTTGTGATAAACGGATCCAACGACGAACGACGCCGAATCTGAAACAGATCCAAAAGACATATCCCAGGACTGAAGTATTTCGCTCGTGCGCGTGAGCTCGGGCGCATGATCGTATCGCTTAAGCCATTTTGCTTTGATGACTTGACCCTCTGACGGTGCGGGCGTTTGTTGATAGAGCGCGCTGAATTGACTCGCGCCCATTGTATGCTTCGCTATCTTTAAAAACTTTTCGTCGTATTTTTCAGGCCAGAGCGCATCGCCCACTTGTCTCGGATCGCCTTCGGTTTCCTTTTCTAGAATGGCTGGAAAGTTCACAACCTCCCATTGATCGGAGAATTCGCCGCCTTTTTTTTGTTGATCGAGTAGCGTGCCGGACAAGTCGTCCTCATGCCAGCGAGTTTGTATTATCATTATGCCTGCGTCTTTTTCCTGACGAGTGTAGAAAGTTGACGTGTACCATTCCCAGACTTTTCGACGAATGGTCGGAGACATTGCCTCCTCATAGTTTTTAAATGGATCGTCTATGATTAGAAAATCACCGCCCGTTCCAGTGATCGCACCTCCTACGCCTGCGCATCGATACATCCCACCGTGCTTTACAATCTCGAATACGTCGTTGTTCCTAATCCAGGACTGAGTCGAATCAGAGCGCACGTTCCCACGATTCAGTGTCGTCTCTTTGAAAACAGCTGAGTAACGGTGCTCGTCGATCACGCGTTGAACGTCTCGATTGAAACTCTGTGCAAGCTCTGCCGCGTATGTCGCGCAAATAATTCTCGCTTTTGGATTGCGTCCGAATATCCAAGCGGGAAGTCTCCGAGAGGCGACCTCAGATTTTCCGTGCCGTGGCGGCATAAATATCATGAGGCGTTTTATTTTCCCCTCGGCGAAGTCTTGCAGCTTTTGAATCAGGTGATCATGGTGCCAGTTGAATTGGTATTCAGGCTTCGTGTACTGAATGAAGTTTTTGAATTTCCTTCGAGCGAGTTCTTTTTTGATCTCGTCATGGTCATACGTCACTCGCATTTTTAAACTTCTTTTTTTGTTTTGATAAAATATTATCCAGCTGCTCGAGTTCGGTCGTATCCAATTGATTCAAATCGAGTGAATGCTTCAGTGAAATATCGCCTTCATTTGGGCCTGATAGTTCAATTCCTTGTTTAATATTTTGATCGAGATAAATCTTTCCTAGAGTTTCCTGAGCTGGCCAGTGACCACGTTGAGCGGATTGAAATTGCAATCGTCTGAGTGTGATTTTTCCTTGTGACCTGTAGCGCGCTTTGACATTGCGTAACGTGTCGTTATATTCCCGCTTGACGAATCTGGAAATGGTATCGGTGTCGCATGAAAAAAAATGCGCGATCTCTTCTTCTGTGCAAAAGATTGAACAGAGTTTTTCGAATTGATCTTTATCAATATTTTTTCTAGGGCGTGCCATGAGTTTTGCGGATTACTCTTCTGACTTATCTTTTGGGTCCCGATATGCACCGACGTCGATTCCGTATTCACGGAGGCGGAAAAATTTCATGACCATTGTAGTACGATTGATGCCCAGCATCGCAGAGGCCTGAGTGTTGTTTCCTTTTGCTTTTATGATGGCTTCGAGAATCAGATTGTCTTCGAGTTCATCCATGTAGTCACGCAGTGTGCCACCGTGCTTTTTCAATGTTTCGAGAGTGACTGGGAGTTTTTGGATCTGGAACACTTCGTGATGCTTTGGCGCAAAGCCTATAGCGTATGGCTTTCGCTCGGTCTTGATTTGGTCTTGTTTCATATTGAAAAAATTACAGTGTAAAAACTACACTGTCAAGAAACGCATACGAGAAATTTGACACAAAAAAATAGCGCAGCAGAGTTGTAACGTTTTCGGACGGACTCCACTGCGCTCAATGTTCTCAACCTATCTCAATCGATGTCTGCCTTGAGTGCGGACAATCAACAATAGAAAGACAATTACTTTTTTGGTCTAAAATAGATCGGCCGTATCGTCAAGTGGTTTTGGTTCGACCTCGTGGAATGATTTATGAGCTGCAGAGCTGAAACTGGTTTCATACCTTGCCCCATAACGTCCAGAATCCCAAAATGGCACGCCTGTTCTGTTTTTGACCCTATCACCGCAACGATCACACCTAAACGCAGTGGGTGCGCCGCCGAGTCGCCTGTCCGTGGCTAATACCACGCCAGATCCACCACATTGATTGCACCCGACGAAAACATAGTCTTTGTTCATTGTCATTAAATTGACATACTATAATGCGTCAAGATTTAAACCACTGATTTTTTATCTGAAACGCAATGCCGTACGTCATCAAAGGCGGCACACTCATGCCGATCATATAACCCGGGCTTGATTTGAATTTATAATCTAATGGGTATGAACCAATCAAACAAACCTGTTTATCAGTAAGACAATGCATCGTGTCCCAACGTAGTAGATTTTGTTGTGCCCCAGTAGCTGTTAATGTCGGACATACTTCGTTTTTATTTAATTTGTACCAATTGAAATAACTACCTTTTGAGTTCGTACTAGATAGTGATTTACCTGGATGACATACGTCGTAGTATTTTTTTAAAGCCGACCCTGTTAGGTCTTTTCCTTTTTCATCGATACAATCTGCAATAGCTTCGCCTAGCGTTATATGTTTCTGATTGAAAAACAGATTCAGTTTAGGAAACTTTAAATCTTTCCGAGAACAAATAAAAAAAACTCGTTCACGTTTTTGCGGAACTCCCATGCTTGCCGCATTCAACAAAAATAGCTGAACGTCATACCCGATAGAATTATAAAGTTGAATGATTTGTTTCACGTATCCCTTGGCGTTTCCGATCAGCATTCCTTTTACGTTTTCTGCAATGATAACTTTCGGACGTAACTTATTTCCAACGTCAATGAACTCAAAAAACAAGTCGTCGAGCACCTGGTGCGCTTGGCCTTCCCTAAATTGTTTTTTTTCACCCCAACCCTTTTCCCGAGCTCCGGCCATTGAAAAACTCGAGCACGGCGGCGAGCCATCCAGAATGTCTAGATTGAATAAATCTTCTGGCAAGTCGATGCGCGTCTTAAATTTCCGAATGTCTTCTAGGTAATAATATTTTGGGTTGTGATTTGTTTTATAATGCCAGGCCATTTCTGGATCAATTTCATTTGCGCCGATAACATCGAAGCCCGCAAGTTTATACCCCATTGTCGAGCCGCCTCCGCAAGCAAAGCAGCTGAAAACTTTCAGGCCATTCTTTTCAACTTTGGAAAGGTCGGACAAATTCCAGCGGTAGGTAGGAACGAACTTTTCAGTCATTGAATTCAAAACCGCATTTCGGGCAAAGGTGATGTAAATCTGACCCAAACTCATCGGTGTTAATTTCTTTATTCTTTTCCGAATAGTCTAAGTCCATTGGCTCAATGCTGAAGTTCTTTATCCCCAGCATATCAATATCGAAGTCAGGGCCAAGGTCTGGAAGATGCGTGTTAATGAAACTGAGATCAAGATTCGCCCATGCAGCGATCGCATTATCTGAAATTCCGAATGCCGTCTCCTGTTCGTCTGAGTCAAAGTCCTGATAAATAATTGGCATCTGAGTCATGCCTAATTTCTTTGCAGCTAGATATTTCCCTTCACCTGCAATCAAGACACCGCTTCGATTTGATATGATTCCTGGAACTCTGAAACCCTGATATTTTATCAATTCAGCAAGTCGATCAATCTGTTCAGGCGGGTGTCTATTCGAGTTCAGATTGTTCAGCTTGATATCGTCTAGTGCGACTAGCTTGATTTCATTTGATTTGATTTGCATAGGTTTAATATGTGGCTACTTTTTAAAATAATCAATTAAACTGATTGCTTCATTTGCCAATCGATCGGCCTCAATGTTTCCTCTGTTCGACGCATGGCCTTTCACCCATTCGAATTCAATGGTCATTCCTTTTGAGCTCTCCAGATATTCGACCCACTGATCTAGGTTTGCTTTTTTTCTCCAAATACCTTTGGCGCAGTTAATCACAAGTAATGAATCGGAGATTATTTTGATTTTTAGAATCTCTTTTTTTTTGCAGAACTTTACGGCCTCAATCACTGCCTTTAGTTCCATTCTATTATTTGTTGTGTTTTTTTCTGCCCCTAGGTCTTGAATCTCGTTTAGGTCAGTGAATGCCCAACCGCCTGTTCCTGGATTTGGTTTACAGGCTCCGTCTGTGTAGATCGTTTTCATTTAATTTCCTTTAATACAAAAGCGGGAACATTCCTCCTACCTAAGCTAATTTGCTTATTCGGAGAAAGGCGACAAGTGGTTGACTCTCGCTGATCAGTGCTTTCGGCGTTACTTCCCTGGTATTCGAGGAGTATTAAAGCGTGCGGTTCCCATTCATCACGCTAACGACATAAACCTATTTCACTGACTTCCAGATCCATTGACCCGGATGTTGTAAATCCCTGAATGTAGCGAGTGACCCCAGGCGTTTGTCAATCCTCCCGCAGTTTACATGTCTGATTCACTCTAGTGGTTCCTCACGAACGGCCTTCTAAAATGAAACTATCTTAACGACTATGTTCTGCGCGCCTTTAGCTTCCACGAGACGATCATCAAATCATTCCCGCAGCGTTAGGATACTAAAAATCGCTCCTATTAGTGCCCAAAAAGGTTTCCCAGTTCAGGTCTAATGACCGTGGTTTTAAAAGTTTACGGTCAAATCTCTTTTGGTTTTGATTAAAAGGGGTTGAATTTTGTTTCGAATGAAACTATTCTAAACTCCATTTTAATCTTAACGCGAGATTGATTTAACCCTGTTCCCCGTAAAAAGGAAACAGGGTTTTTTTATTTTAATACATAAAAACGGCTTTAAACGGCGCGAAATACACCATACACGGTATAACGTAATTGGCGCACGACTTACAGCGTTAATGCATTATTCTAATCACTTTAAAATTATGTTCATTTCGGTGTTTACTTTTTGACAGTTCTGTTTAATAACGTGGCTACAAATAAAACGGAAGGACGAACCGAAATGACTCTCACAATAATCCTGTCGAACCAGGATAAAACAGATTTACTAAATCACTTTCACACTTCAGATGCAGCGACTTACGAGGCTTTTGCGCTTGGTTTTTTAGAGGCTTTTCAGCAGCAACTAGCCGGACGCGGTCACTCGATGACTTCTTTTTTAAATCAAAAACTTTCCGAGATTTCTACGGAAGTAGAACCAGAGCCGCGACCGTTGCGATACATTCCGAGCGTGGATCATGCCTAAGTTTCTCACAGTTTCCCAAGGCTCAAACGAATGGCATCAACTGCGTGACGGAAAAATCGGATCAAGTGATATCGCTTCAGTGATTTCATTGAAGGGTGCCTACAAGACTAGGAAAGTTTTACTCGCTGAAAAGGCAGGAAAAGCACCGAAAGCGATTTCAGATTTTCAGGCTAAAATGTTTCAAGACGGTCACGACTGGGAAAAGGTCGCACGCGAGAAAATGGAATTCACATTAGGTTGCACGCTTCAACCCGTGGTTGTTCAAGATGACGATAATCATAGGTTTATCGCGTCTCTCGATGGAATCTCTGAGGATCGAAAGACCTTCGTCGAGATCAAATCAACGGTGCGCGCTGAACTGTTCACGACCAGGGAAATCCCAGACATTTACGATGTTCAAATGCAGTGGCAGTTTTTGATCTCAGGCGCTACGCGCGGGATTCTCGTCATCGTTCACCGCAATACTGGTGAAATGCTTGTGCATGAAAACGAGCCATGCAAAGAGAAAATGGCCGCACTCAAGGTCGAAGCTGAAAAGTTTCTATCCGAACTCGAAGAACTCGAACTATTTGACCAGCCTCGTGAAATTGAATCGACTGACTCGGAAGTCTACATGATCTCTGAACGCAAAAAGCGCGTGAAGGAAATGCAGGATCAGATCGACGCGATTGAAACCGATATCAAGGATCGCGCAACTGCACTTTTGAACCAGTTTAAAGCGACAAAAATCACGGGCTTTGATATAAGCATCGAAACAATTGAACGAAAAGGTGCCGTGGATTATTCCAAAATCAAGGAACTCGAAGGAGTTGATCTTGAGAAATTCAGGAAAAAACCAACGTCATTCATTCAAGTAAAAATAAAGGGGACGAAATGAGCAACGGTTCGTTAACTTATTCAATTTCAATTCGCGGATGCTGGGAGTGGAAGAAGTCTTCGGTAGGAGCTGGATATGGGGTGATTTCTTTTTTTAAAAGAAATTATTACGTCCATAGAATATCTTATAGATTATTTATTGGAGAAATACCAAACGGCTTAATGGTTTGCCATAAGTGCGATAATGTAAAGTGCTTTAACCCAGAGCATTTATTTTTAGGTACTCAAAAAGATAATATGTCCGATGCAATCAAAAAAAATAGAATGAAGTTCATCCCAAAGGGTGTTTATAAAGGCAAATTAAAATACACCGACAAAATGGTTTCTGAGATGAGAAAAATGAGAGCAGACGGTTTCACGATCAGAGAAATAAGAGAAACCTATGGAATATCTCAAGCGCAACTTTGGAAAATATTAACCAATAAAACAAGAACTACAGAATGGGAAAAGAAATGAACAATTTAGCAGTTATCGAAAGTGTCTTAATAAGAGGAGATTTGTCTCAGCTTAATCAAGAACAAAAACTTCAGTATTACAATAAAGTGTGTGAGTCGGTAGGATTAAATCAACTGACTAAACCGTTTGAATATTTAAAATTAAATGGGAAAGAAGTTTTATATGCCACAAAAGGTGCAACCGAGCAGCTTAGAAATATTCATAAAATAAGCATAAGAATAACGTCACGAGAAAAGATCGACGACGTTTATATTGTGACCGCAGAAGCCGAAGGAAAAGACGGTCGTTGCGATTCCTCGACAGGCGCTGTTTCGGTTTCTGGATTGAAAGGAGACAATCTTGCAAACGCTTTTATGAAAGCTGAAACAAAAGCCAAACGCAGAGTCACGCTTTCGATATGCGGGTTGAATATGCTCGACGAGTTAGAAGTCGAAACGATACCAGCAATAAAAGAAGTCACCAAGGTAACTATTGTTGATAGTCCGAATGTCTCACCTCAAACGATGTCAGTACTTTCAAGCGCCGAACCAGTGCACGAACAAATCCAAAACCCTGCCTACGTCATCAAGTTTGGCAAATTCAAAGGACAAGTCATTTCATCGATTGAATTCAGCGAGTTGGTTAGTTATGCGAACTGGATCGAGAACGCTGCCAAAGAAGCGGGAAAACCAATGAAAGCAGACGCGCAGGAATTCATTCAGCAAGTTCAGATGCTAATGGGAAATATAAAGTAAAATGAGCGCACGCGATTCGTCCCGAGTGCGTTTCATGAAAGTTGGGGGGAGGGTTCCCGATGAAAACCTTCCTCCCAGCAATTTAATATACGACGCCAACGGGCATATCAGTAAAGAAATGCGCGGCAAGATCGAAGCAAAAAAGAATGTCGAGTATTTCAACGGCTCTGGCCAACAAATTTGTTCAAAGTGTCAGTGCATTACTACGATCAATGCAAGCCAGTTATGTAAAAAATGTTCAGCAATAAAATGCAAGCGATGTGAAAAGAGTTTCAGACCTACGATTCGATCTAGTGGTGGACCTTATTGCACGAACTGCAAAAATAGGAGACGCGAATGATTGAAAATAGTTTTGTTTTTATCTCGATGTTGTCGATCAACTTATCACTGTTCGCTTGCTTATCGCTTTATCATTTCTTGAAGCGTGAGAAAATGCTGATAAGATATAAGACGCTTTTAGTTATTTCAAAGGCGTTCGCCGAGGATGCTATTTTAAATCAATATCAAGAATACTCGGCGCAGGACTTGGTAAACGAAATAAATATGGTGCTAGATGAAAACTAAAGGACTAACGCTGAAAGAGGCAATTGATAGTGGTCGAAAGTTTAGAAGGTCTTCAGACGGGCTTTATCTAAATTTTCAAGACTACACAATGTTTAGAAAAGACGACGTACTAGCAGAAGATTGGGAACTAGAACCCGAAGCACCGAAGAAAATCAAACTCAGAGAATATCTGGTTTTTTCGCGAGAGGCTTGGGGCTATTGTTATAACGCTATTTTTTTATCGGATGAACAACTTCAAAGACTGAATCAATATCAAAACAATTCATACAAACCCGCAATATTAACTGGTCGAGAAATAGAGGTAGACGCAGAATGAAACCGTTTAAATTTAAAACTTTGAAATCATATATCGGCGCAAAGTGCCGCCAAGAAGGTGGGAAGTCTGAAGCAAAGATACACGATGCTTTGCAGATTGCTAACCTGATCGCGGATGATTTGTTTGAGCACTTTTCACTTTATTCTAAAGGTGGATCGGATGAAATAGCCAAGTGGGATGTTGAAAATATCAACGAGTTGTTCGTTAAAACCGGAGCACGTCGGTATTTGAAGCGGTTGAAGGGGAAGAAGAAGTGAGCGCGCAAGAAGTGGCAGGATGTATTCCTACAAAGTGGTATCACTGGCACAGGTTCTCAGTGCTCCCAAATGTGCGCTTTAGGAAAGCCGACCAGTATAATTCATGGAGTTTAAACATTCATTGGTTGGTCTTTAGAGTGTGGACAAATATAGCCCCACGATTAGGGGTTGATGTTGAATTAAGCGATCAAGATTTTATGATGAGGGTAAATCTTCCATATCTTCATGTTGCGGCTATAATTCCAGTTTTCCCAGAATCATTAGGACATAAATTATGGAGGCGTTGATTTTAAAGAAGTGAAAGGTTTGCGAACAACGACCAGGAGACGAGTATACACCCAGTAATGTGGGGCCAACACACCGAGGGGTTTGCAACGCCGTAGCAGCCGAGGCGATATTCGGCGCAAAACTTAAACTCCCAAGGGCGACGGCCATAGTGCAATCCATGCATGAGGGGAGATTGGACGGAGTGGGAACCGCACGATACGCGGACCAAGAGTCCAAACGGTTGAGCGTGACGATAGAGGCGGACGGGACTATGCCGCTGCGATAGGAAGAAAAGGGAACGCTTAGGACTGGAGCAGACTTGCCTAAATGTGTGATCTGCCCCGTGCCAACAAGCGGGTTATCTTGTTGGGACATTTATAAAGGAATCCAATCCGTCCGAACGCAAGGGATGCCGGCAAATTCCCCCGAGGAGGAGAGCGAAGTTGGTGAAAATCCAACAAAGAGTGCGAGTATCGACCCGGACAGCCTTCGCACCGGATTGGAGATTAAACGGACCCCGTAGTAGGCGATGACTTCGGCGTCCACCAAAGGAGTGAAGTATGGAGAAAATGCTTGATATATGTATTCATAATGTTCCCCGTAAATACGATTGTGTTGAGTGCAGGAAAGAACGTTCAATCAGAAGGCTTAATTCACTCAGGGGTGACGTATCAAGGGCAGCAGAGCATGAAGTCCTAATGCATCAAGCAGATATTAGATTGTTTGATAGGATGCTTAAAGCTGGAAAGAGAACTTTATGACCGAATCAAAACCTCTCACTAAAGAAATATATCACGAATACACGGACACTGTGATTTGCCCGTACTGTGGGCACGATAACGGCGGAGACAATGGCGACGGTCCACCAGAAGGTGAGCAGGAATGTTATAATGACCAATGCAAAATGAAGTTTGATTGTGAGCCTGATTTTTTAGTAACCTATTCCACTCGCAAAATTCCATGCATGAATGGCGAACAGCATGAATGGGGACAAGTTTTTTGGGCCACAGAGCAAGGATATAGATCATGCAAAGGGTGTAGAAAATCAGAGTGGGTGAACCGATGACTAAACTCGAAAAGATGGCGATAGATCACGCGACTTTCGATTTTAATCGTGTTGGTGTGTTCGAGAAAATGACAAGCACTACACATGCAGAGTCATTCATCGAAGGATTCAGAGCGGCTATCGAGACACTCGATAATGCTGGATGGATAGAGTGTACACCGAGCGAGGTACAGGAGTGGTTAACTGAATACATGTCTAAGGAAGTTGGAGATGAGTAACTCGGTCAAGACAACTAAAGAAAAGTACATTGAAAGATTCTGGAGCAAGGTTGAAAAGACACATTCTTGTTGGTTTTGGACTGGCTCAATAACTAGTTGGGGCTATGGTCAGGTTTGGTTTATGGCTAAACACGGTATAGCGCATAAAATATCATACGAGCTAGCGTATGGTCCAGTAGACACGGGTAAGCATGTTGATCATTTGTGCAGGAATCGCGCATGCGTAAGGCCAGATCATCTAGAGATGGTTTCAAAAAAGGAAAACATACTAAGAGGAGAGTCCCCTCCGGCTATTAATGGCAGCAGGAAGGTGTGCAAAAGAGGGCATCTCTTTACAAAAAGAAAAGACCAACGAGTTTGTAATGAGTGTGTGAGGATAAAATATAAAGAACGTGTAGACGATATAAATTTAAAAAGAAGAGCCCGGAAGCTTCTTAGGGTTAAAATGGGAACATGGCGTGAAAATGTTTCTAAAAAATGGCTCGAATCCGAGTGCGCGAAGGAGATCGAATGTTCGTGAAATTCGGACACAGAAAAGTTCCTGGGAGGTTTGTCTATATGGACGTGGATGAGCCGTTTCCTCCGCAATGGATGGTTCCATTTATAGATGAAAGAATTGGGCCTATAACGGATATCGATAAAGAGGAAGCAAAAGGAAAGGTCGCTGTGTTTGAAAAAGCACAATTAATTGGATTTGGATCAATTGAAATTGGTTACGTTTTTAAGGAGTGGGCTTAAATGACTAAAGAAGAGCTGGCACAGGATGATTGTGTTGGGTGTGTGCCGTCCAACCCTGAAGACTTAGTAATGATAGATGGAGGAACTTTATACCAAAACTACAAAAAAAGATTCATCGCAGGCTACTCTGCCGCTGAATCCGAGATCCGCGAACTGCGGGAGAAGTTGGAAGTGGCGGTTGAGGCGTTGGAAAGTTTAATTAAATACGACACTTCTCCTGATTACGGTGATTCTAAAATGGCGTGGGACATGTGCGTAAATGCGCTGGAGAAATTGAGGAGTGGGAAGTGATAAAAGAGTTCACCTATTCAATAAGTTCTGAAGGATGTAATATAGACGCCTTAACCTTCGATTTATTTATGTCGGTTTATGAATATTACCGTGGTCATATTGGAGAGGACAACTATTCCACAGCTGAGGTAGCTAGGTTAATGGGAATTAAAAGGACAAGATTACAAATGTGGATGAATCAACACGAGGTGGTCCACCCATCCGGCAAGGTGTCACTAAGAAAAGCAAAACAAAGAATTGAAGAATTAGAGAAACTTTTAAATGACACCAATTAAACTTTCACTTTCCATCCTAATCGCAACGTCTTCATTCGCCGGAGTTCCAGGAATCACAGTTAACGACAAGAGGTATGTAGTGGTGGAAAAACACGAAGTTCTTAGTAATGGAAATCAACTTTATGCACAGACTCTAGATGCTGGTAAACCAGATCAAGTGCTCAAATGGAATGAAGATAAACAAACTTACGAATGGGTGACCTGCAAATGTGGAAAATAGCTTTTTTACTGGTGACCGCAACAGCCTGCTCAACCATCCCCGAGCCGCTGTCCCCGCCTGATATAACAGAGGAGCCTTTGCATCTGCATCTTGCGGATCATTGCAATATCGTCATGGAGCCGGGTGGGAAATATTTAAAATGCGAAGGGGAATCAATGTTCGCAGTTGGGGACGATTGCGTAGTTAAAATGGAAAAGAATAATCGTTATCTCGAGTGTTCAGAATGAAGCTAGTCGAACTATCTGAAAAGCAAAACGACGTCAAAAGAACGGTCGATGACTTCATTGCAGAGTTTAAAGATTTAGAAAAGTTTGAGTGTCTTGTAATACTGGCCACATTTAAAGACGGCGGCCAGGTACTTAGAACGAATAATTCAAGCGCATATCAAAAGGCTTTTCTTTTGCAATTCTTCCAAGCGTGGTTTCACTCTTGGTTTAATATCAAGCAAGACTAATTTACTTTACAGACGCGATCTGTCCAGGCGTACCGGTAGATTTCAAAACCATTAGCGCCTGAAGGAGTGTCTCGCGCTCTTGAGATGTTAATTTCAGCGTGTGGATAACTTGCAATAAAACTTGTTCGGCTTGTTCTTTGTTCATTTCAGCTCCCTGGTTTTCTCATCCCTGAATTCGAAATGATATTAAATGCCATCATCATTTTGATATTTTCATAGGACGTTCTATTTTTTTTCTGAGAGATGAAATTAAAGTAAATCAAGGCCTCTTGTAAAGTCATTTGTACGATCATAATTCTCCTTTAGTGCAGATCCACCCATGAGCCGCCCGCGTAGACTTGCAGCTTATCAGTCGTGACATTATAGAGCTGCATTCCATTTATCGCAGTCAGCGCGTCACGCTCCGCAGTAGTCATTCGAGCATTCAGGAACGCTTTAGTCGTTGATTTGATTTCGAGGCCTACGCTTGAATTCGCCACAACGTCGTCAGAGGCAGGCGTCCCGCCAATCATTAGATCACCAGCAAAGTAATTATGCGCCGCTGGCTCCGCGTAGAATCCCCAGGTTGTTGATCCAGGATCGCCGAAAGGAAGGTCAAACTTGTATCCGTAAAGCGTCGTTACGGTCGTGATCCCGTTTGGAATAGCCAGAGCGCGACAGAGATCAAGTCTAGCAATCGTTCCACCGCCCGCGCCTGCGTCCAAGGATAGGGCAAATGTAGCGCCTGAAGCCTTATCGAGCGTTGACCCTGCGCCCATCGTGATAACCGCTGGAAGACCAAGCGCCGCAACTCCAATGAACGCCGTCGCTACCGTGGCATTATCTCCAATCTGTAAAAGCATCGCAGTATTGACGCCGAGCAAATCACCTGAAGTGAGAACAGCATTTGCGGCGACAGTGGGTTGAGTGATCAACGAGTGAATGCTTGAAGGTTGACCGCCTCCGTCTGTGAGCGCCGCAGTTCCAAATGCATTCAATGCGCCTACCGATAAAGCACCGCCAAACGACAGACCGCCTGTGATTTCCACATCCCCGTCAAAATAAGCTGCTTGTTTTCTTCCACCGTCAATCCCACCCGCAAGAACATTTCCAGTCTGAGCCGTCTGCGCGTTCGATCCAACGCCTGAAATAGTGCAAGTTATATTCGTTGCAAAAATACCGTTAGCCTCTAGAGCTGCCTTGATTTGAGTCGCAGTGCTAACGCCTGACTGCATATGAACCATGAAAACAGGATTCGAAAAACCAACCGTCTCAGCTCCTGCGGTCCCATCGTTGATGTACTGAATTTCTATTCCGTTTAAACTCGCACCAGCGGATATCGATTCAAAGAATAAGTCTTGAACAGTGAGACTAGATTTCACGCCAGGATCTAAAACGATGTTATCCATCGAGATGTTAATTCCTACGCAATAATTACCGCCAGCCGAGATAGTCGGGTTTATATTAATCCCAAAAAATGTCCCATCACCTGAAAAATTCGTGATCGTTGGAGAAATATTAAGACCGAAAAAGCCTGCATTTCCGCTGAAAAGAGCAAAGTTTCCACTCAGCGAAACTCCGTTGTAATTATTATTATTGGGGATTTCTGCAATCGTTGGTGATGCTATAAATGAATTGTACCCAGGTACTGCACATGAGAAATTCGCAAAGTCATAGAATCCGTTCACGTTAGAACTTAGTGTCGCACCAGCACTTGCATTTATCTGGAATCCGTACCCTTGAATCTGATTGTTCACAGTTACGTTATTCGCTATCTGACCGAACCCGTAGAAATATGAAAGACCGTTAACGCTGATTGGATCTGTTCCGTTTCCTAGTGTGAAATTATTATCAAAGAAGGATACGTTCCCGAGGTCGGACGTTCCTTGGTGATTGATAAAACTGTTCATTATACTGACAGAGCGACCATTTGTTCCTATGCTGAAACCAGTGTTCGCAGTGTCGATGTTGATATTGTTTTGAAAAAGAGCAACGGTCTGATTTGGAGAATTGACAGAAGGCTCTATGTTGATAGCGTTATTTAGAATTTGATCAGTCTGTGAAAGTCCGCTTGGTGTTTGAGTAGAAAAGTAATTAAGACCGCCAAATGAATTCTTTTGAAGTTCGTCAAAGGATGCAAGCACTCCTGACCCGTCAAATCTCGCTACTGTGTTCGCGTTCCCAGTAACTATCGATGGATCAACCCACTCGGTATTAAAATCAGTCCCGTCAATTTTGGCCAACAATTGAGCAGCGGTACCGCCCGCAGGAACTCCACCGCCATCTGTGCCAGCCTCAGCAAGTAATTGCCAATAGGTGACATTTGGAGGGGTTGCAGAATGGTGATTGGCTATGCAGACATAGCTTGACCCAAGATAAGTGATCAGGTCATTCACAATATAATTCGTGCCGTTATCCCATTCACCCGTTGGAGTGTAGACATTTCCCGGATCACCTTGATCGCCTTGATCGCCCTTTGCGGCCATGAGCTGCCAATAGGTAGGATTGACGAAAGGAGGATTGCCGACAGATAGCTGAATACAAACGTAACCAGAGCCTTGGAAGTGGACTACGTCATTTGGAACGTAATTAACCATCGAATCCCATTCGTCTAGATAAGTGAAAACAGAATCGCCTTTTTCACCTTTAGTGCCGAATGCGACCTCGACAATATAATTCGGCGGAGTGCTCGCTATCTCAACAATGATGTCGCTCACCTTGTGACCTCCGGTGAAACGTAGACAGAACCCTCTAAAATTCTAAACTTTTTGCTCGATGTGTTTACGCCTTCAATATCGTAGTAGAAAGTTTTCTGAGCTTCCAAAAGAGATGTGTTCGCGTTTGAGATCGAAAGAGTAATCACACCAGTGGTCGGTACAGAGTTGTCAATCGTGAATGCTTGTAGAACCGCCGCGCTCGAATATTCCTCTCTGATCTGAGCTGCAAAAGTGTAGCCAGTCAGGTTGATCACAAGCCCGGTAACTGGGTCTTTTAGAGTGACTGAGAAACTGAAATCAGTCCCTTGCTCAATAATTAAATTCTTTTTTCCAGCTGGCATTATCTACGCCCCCCATAGACTTTATCTTTTAGAACCCGAATTTCTTCGCCGTGTGCATCCAATGTTTTCTCAGTGTATTGAATTTTCTGAACCATCACAGCTATATTTTGATTCAAATTTGTTACGCTGTCAGACATTTTACTTAATTGTGTGGCTACATATATAGCTATTGCGGTGATTGCAAACCAGCTGACCTTGTCAAAAAAGAGAGAAAAATCAGAACTAGATTTTTGCCTTAAGTCGGCCATTCAGAATAGTCCTCAAATCGAAGTCCCGGACTGAGCCGAGCAATAATCCGTCGTCAGGTTTTAGGCTACATCTTGGACGCAAAGCGCGCAACGTCGAGGCTTTGACAAAACTCACTTGATCAGATCCACGATACCAAATCACATAGCCCGCGTGGATTCCTTGACACTCAAACTCATGGAGCGCGTTCATCTGGTGAGGAGTGATCGTCGAATGAGAGAACCCGCCGACCTTTAAAGTCTTAGCGTCGAAAATCAAGACACTCCCTTGATAGGCTAAAATGAAGTCAAATTCGGTTTTCACGGGTATTGCCCGCTTCATGACCCATTTACACCCATTCGGCATCTTAGTGAGCTTCGCGCCTATATTGATCGCGTGTCGCTCTAAGATATTCTCGAAAGCGTTACCGACTTTTTTCGATTGTAGCTTTTCGAGCAGCATCTACGGATACCCTTATTTTTTCAACTTCGGCCGAAGCCATGTCAGTGAATATTGGGAATCCACGAATCTTTTGAATCAGCGCCTGAATCCAAGTCTCAAGCTCATTGTAATAGTTTGGACTTATCGCTATGTAGCCAGCGCATTCAGTAATGGTGATTACTCGAGTAGCGTTCCCAGTCTCAGAATCTACGCACGCGCACGCGGGTGGATTCGAATCAACAACGCCGCAGATTTCACCCTTCGGACGCTCTGGAATATGCCCGCAGCTACTGAGCGCGAGCGCGCACAATACGACCAAGGGCGCTTTGAATCTCTTCAGTAGTCTTTGCTTTTGATAAGTCTTCAACGGCTTCACTTCTTTCCTTGGTTGCTTTGGCTATTTTCTGCGCATAATACAGCGAAATAGCAGAATGAAAGGCGTCCCGAATTACCGGGATCGCCTCCGCAATCGCGAATATGCCTGTGATAACTGCGACTAAACTCATTCTGATTTTTTAAATTGCAAGATCATTTGAGAGACGAAAACCTGCATAGTCGCAAGCCCAGCGCCTGACATAAGACCTTGGAGAACGCTTCCACCAGAGATTACAGACGAAAGACCAGATGCGATCAAGGTCAATCCTGAAACCAAGAGGAGCAAATATTTTCCTTGCAGGAATTGACGGCCAACAAGCATCAAGCCTTGAACGACGATCAAAATGATTGCCGCAGGAGTAGCACCGCCGACGCCTGACAAAAGCTGAATGAATGCCGAGAACTCGTCACCAGTCGGTGGGGCGGTTACGAGGTCGCCCGCAAAAACGCTAAGACCAAGAAAAAAAACACCAACCAAACCCATGACGCTCGCTGACATAATATTGAATAATCTCATTTTTATCTCCTATGCCTACAGATTGAAGCACAGTCAAAGAAGTGTCAAGAATTGAAGTCAATCGTAGGGAGAGTGAATTGCTTGTGAATCTGAATGTGCAAATGCATTCCAGTCCCAGAATCATGATGAACGACCAGTCGATTTTCACCATTTGGGCCAAGAGCTGCGAACTGAGAAAAGCCAGAGTTCAGAAACTTCAAAGCCTCTTCAACATATTTCGGAGTCCATCCTTTAGTCGAAACGTCAATTGCTCTGCCATCTCGGTGAGTGCTCGATACACGTTTCAGCTGACCGTCTTCAAATATTGAGGTCACGCTTGATGTAAAAAGAATCGGTACATTATTTGAGTTTCCCCATACAGCAAGACCCGATGCAATATAAACAATGATCGGGTGACACTCGATAATCCTATGAGAATCAATTTTAAAGTATTCCCCGAACCGTTTCAAAAGTCAGTCCCTGCAATGATCTCAGTCTTTTTAAAACCTTCAATATCGCTTAGAACGTATTTCAATACCTTCAAAACGCTGAAATTTCGTTCCTGAAAGAACGTGTAGAACTTTGCGCCAGTGATTTTATTCCTAATAAACCATGCATAAATATGCATCCTTTTCGGACTTGAATCTAGTTGGTGCAGATAAGGCAGACAGCGAAAGTCGCCGTCAGCGATTGCGATTATTGATTGTCGTCTTGTAGGTGACATGAGCCGATCTTGCCTTCACCTTTGATGCTTTGGCAATATGCTCCTTTGAAATCGTCCTTGTAACACGCGCAGTATGCCAATTGATATTGATGAAAATGACCGCCGAATGCCCCGAATAAAATAGCTATGATAACCATATCGATCCCCTTTTCTAAGATTCTACATCAAATAGAGTTCAATGCAATATCGTGCGTTACCAGAGCCGAGCACCACGGTTCCGGCTGGTAACTTAAAAGACTGTTCCGCTGAGGACTGATCTTTTGCGGTGGAATTAGAATACATCGCAGTTTTTAATGTGAGAGTGCCTCCAGTAAGTAGCGTTCCGGTTTCGCCTCCACCATTAGTTCCCACCTGAGGACTATTATTTGAGGCAATCGCATTCCAAGTGTCAGTGTATGAACTAAGCGCCACGGTTCCATTGATCGATATGGTGCCTCCGCGATCAACTTGGCATCTCGCAATAGCATAATATCCTGTAGGGATCGTGTAGCTTGCAGCCGTTGCACTGACTACGACTGACTCAGGAATTTCATCAAAAATTGTCATCTCATTTTCTCCTTATAGGTGAACCGACAAGTCACGAGGACTTCCAGTCATTGTCATTGATTCAATAAATAATCCGAGAGGCGTATCACTAGGAATAACGCCAGCAACAAAATCAGAGAACGCGTCAGATATATAAGCATTTGGCTCAAGCGAAGTAATATCATATGAAAGTTCAGGCTTGGTATTGAATATAGATTTCATCTCAGTCCAAACATATCCGGCTGGTGACGCTTGCTCGGATGCAAAACCCGCATCAATCACGATATTATAATTTGACCCGCCTCCGCGATTCACTTGAACGACTGGCCATTGAGCCTTTTGATCCGTTCGATTGTAAGTAGAATCAGGACAACCAACTATTTCGATAAGTGAAAGCGTGGTATAAATTGCACTCTGATCACTCGAGAATTTCACAATCTTTTTCGATGTCTGTAATAATCCTGCGACGCCTGCTTGAGCGACTCCAAAGACATTCTCAACAATGATATTCAATCCAGATCGATTGACTCGATTGACTTGAAATATACCATCATTCAAAGCGTTAGTGTGTCCGCTTAATTTCACGAAATCACCAACAGACAATCCAGCGCTTGGGTCTGTCGGCATCGTATAGATCCATTTATTCGTGTTCAGAACGCCAGCCGGTGCAGCTTGTGCGACCCCTAAAAGATTCGTTATCTTTACGTCAAAACCAATTTCGTTTATCGCTAACAACGTATAATTCCCATCGTTCGCAGAATTTGTGTGACCTGAGAACTTTGCAAAATCACCAACAACAAAGTCGGTCAAATCAGGAGATGAACCCAGAACATAACGCCAGCGATTAGTATCAGCGGTTCCAGCAACGCCCGCTTGAGCAACAAGATTAGATTGCACCCAGATATTATTCCCGAGTTGATTAGTTTTATAAATAAACTTCGCGCCGTCATTTGTCCCGCTAGTGTGACCTGCGAAAGTAACGGTTTCATCCTCTGCAAAATCAGCATGGACGGGATTAATAAAATTGTATGAGTAAAGCTGCAATGTGACCGAACCAGCCGCACCGGTCTGCGCAACACCTGAAGCGTTCTCAATGACAATATCATTGTATCCGCTTTGATTTACTTCGCGAATGATGAACGACCCGTTGTTACCGCCGGATGTAGCGCTTGCAATTATTACAGTGCTCAACCCAACAACCCAGTCAGAATCAACCGCAGACGCTAGATTTATTCTCCATCTATTCGTCCCAGGCACTTGAATAATGCTATTGATATTGATCGCAGACTTTACTTGAGTGATCGACTGAGTTGAAATTTGAGCGGTAGAGCGCGCAATACTTTGAGTCGCAAGAGCCGGTGCAATGTTCGCAATACTTTGAGTTAGTGCATCGTATTGATTCGCAATTTCTATGATCGGAGTTTTCGGAGTAGTGATTCTTCTAATATCAAAAATGATTGAGCCAGATGTTCCAGATTTTCTCATCGCAGCCCGACAAGTCAAAGGAGTGAATGCAGCATTGAGCGCGATATTATCGACGCCTGCTTTCCAGTTCGCAAGCCTCCCTAGTTTCCCATTCACATTCCAATTGAATCCAGCAACTATCCCGCCAGTGACTTGACCATCAAGATAGTCCAAGTCCTCTCGGATGGAATCCATCAGGTTGTCATCAACCGGGCTCTTTGCGTCTGTCTGTGTGCTTGCTATGGGAAATGGAAGTGCCAAGATATTCTCCTTTTAGCCGAAGCCAATCGTATAAGTTTTAGTATTATCGTCGAAATTATTTCCGTCGTCACTGATAAAGCAGAACTTTTTTTGCTGTTCAATGACCGAATCGTAGTCAGCGAACATGATTCGAAATTGCCCGTTCACCAAGCTTTCAGCCCATGGATCAACGAAAGTGATTTTATCATTCACAATCGTTGCAATTTCGTTCTCCTGCGCGTCCGCGTAGTCGCGCGCGGTATTGTCGTAAAGGCGCATGATCCAGCCAACTCGGTAATTATCCCCGCGTCCTGCCCCAATATTCACAACGCTTTGGCTGTCGAAGGTGTTTATCGTATCCGATGGTGCAATGAAGCACTGACGCAGTCCTGTGAATGAAGTGAATGCGAGTTTCACCCTGCAATCACCAGTCTGATAATTAATAGCGCGCTCGATAATCTCAAGCGTTGACCCGAAATTCAAATCACCGTCAGCGGTAGGAATTCTGTCAGTGAATAGGTCCACCTTATCGCCCACTAAAAGATTACTCACACTTAGAAACGTATTCAAATTGATGGTCGGTCTAGGAAACGAAAACCTACTCAAGAACAAAAGCGCGAACGCTTGGACCATATCAAGCCCGTCAAGAGAGTCTCTGATTGCTTTGAACTTGAACTCGAGAACTTTACTTTTGTTGAACTCAGCAATTGAATCAGCGTCAGTGAATTCAGTGACTTTTTGAAAGTCGTTTTTATGGTCTGAGTAGTCCCAGAAAATTCTGACAAAGTTATTTATCTTTGTGTTGTCAACCTCATATTGAGGCTCTTTCGAAATCTCGTCATTCGTGATTGACGGTGTATCGATTTCAAACGTGCTTCGATCAATCAAAGCAAGTCCGATTTTTCCATTATTGTTCGCTCTGAATCTCAGACCGCAAGGAAATAAAATTTCCTCCTCGATGGTCTTTTTCATGTCAGTTATATTCCAAAGCCTTATCAAAAATGTGCGGCTAGAAAAGAAATCAGTCTTGATCTCTTCAAATTGAGCAACGTCAACTAATGACTCATCAATCCCAGCGCCCTCGTCTAGAACGTCATAAGTCCCACCGCCGCCTGGTGATATGAGCATCTGAAGCACGATATCAATGGGATTGGCTTGGATTGAATTCACCTTGTAGATATCAACACCGACTTCGTGGTCTGCGTCAGTAGATCCAAACTCCCCACGAATACAGCCAGTCAGAGTGTTAGTTGATTTCCCAGTGTAGCTGAAAAATTCATTCTCAATTCTGCAAAAACCAGATGTTGGAAATGCGGATGCGTCTTGCAATATTATCGAAGTTGTGGCGGCAAAGATACTTCCAGCGAGCTTTGTAGCCGTATTGAATGAACCGTTTGAAATTCGTTCCTTATATTCCTGAGTAGCAAAACTGTACCCGCGATCCTGCTTTGACAGCTTCGAAATAAGCGTATCAGGGAGTTTTAGATAATCTGCGAAGTCCATATCGACCGAGCATCTGCCTATGTAAATCTCAACGCTTTCGTTTTGAAATAGAGACAAGTTGTCAGCGAATTGCGCAGTGATCACGTTATTTCTATCGAGCAATTTAAATGAATAACTCGAAGCGGTCACGCTTGGTCTGAACGGATCAATTTGAGTTGGGTTGATTGTGAGAGCTGAAACGGTCCCAACTTTATCGTCATCAATCGTCAACCCAGAATCAGGCTGTCTAATAGAGTAATACGATCCGAGTAGTTTGATCACTACGTTTGGGAGAATCTTATTCGATGTGAGAGATTCTAGGTAGGTCGTCACTCAGTCCAAAGCCTCAACATATTCGCTTTTGCAATGAAGGTACTCAGCTCCGAGTTGTTCGCATTTCTTTTGCTTGATCAGATAGGCAGAAGTCCCGCAGCCAGACAAAGCAAACGAAAGAATATATAAAGCGCATATATATTTCATTACAGACTCCCTTTCGGACCCATGCAGTGGATTGCAAAACCCGTATCGGTTAGTAACCCAGTGTCGTCAACACCCCTGAAATCAATTACCGTGGCCGATATTGTTCCCGATAGTCGCATGATGTAACCGCCTCCGGCAGCGTTAGTAATTACGCAGTCAGGAGCAGACGCAAATATACCAGAGTTAATATTCAATACGTAAGTTCCGGTAGTTGTTCTTGTGATGCTTGAAACCCATGATCCGGATTGGCTTGCAATAGTACAAGGACTTGATGTGCAGCTCGCAGCAACCCTAACCCGCTCAATCCTCTCCGCACCAGTGCTCTGACTCGTCACGCTTCCTACTAGGATCGGGGCTGGTGTGTTTTGAGTGATTTTTTCGACAGTCCAGTAAAGATTTCTATCACTAGCAGAAGTGTTTACATCAATATCAGCGTTCGCAGCGGCGGTATTTCTAATTTGCAGCTTCACGGTAACTGGGGACGTTGACGATGCCTGAACAAGTCCGCACATATAAAATGGAATTCTTGTATATGTAGTAGATGAAATTTCTCCAAGCTGAACCGAGTTTGTAGAGTTCAGTAACTGAACCGCTCCAACTCCAGAACCAGTTGAAAACGAAGCACCGTTAACGCATACTTTATACGTTCCAGCTGTGTTCGGAGTGACAATGATTCCAGGCAAAGGATCGGAACCAGACAGCGCGCTTGTAATATTCCCGTTGTTGTTCACTACCTGAGTAAAAGTACAAGTAGAATCGCCAGCCGGATCGCCATAAGCAGCATTAGACCTCGCCCATCCGCAGTTATTTGAGTGATACGCGCTTGCAACTAGGTTTGTTAACTCCGGCCTCACCGCGATCTCTGAGGATGAGGGGAAGCGCATCAACCTGAAATTGATTCTATTAATTGTAGCATTTTGGTTTTCAATAAAAATTTCGTTTGATCCAGATGCTGCACCAAATACAGTAAAAGTTCTGTCAGCTGTAGAAGTGTAGTTAAAAGCTCCTGTAATAGTGACCCGTGGGTTATTACCGCCGCCAGTTCCATCAACACGAACTGACGAGTTTCCTGTTGTAGTTGTTCCATCATTCAACGCAACGGTCATAGTTCCTGTGCCGTTTGAGTTTTCTCCGATGTACTGATCTACAATCGCTATGTAATTACCAGCTGGCAAAGAGGACACTGTAAATTTAGCGTTATTTGCATCTGTAGTTTGAAGCGTCCCTGGGCCTGTGTTTTGTTCAACAGTAACACCTGGACAAGCAGCAACGTCAGCAAATGCCCCAAGAGAAGTATTCGTTCGGAGTAATTTGCAAGAAGTTGTCCCTGCAATATATCCAGCAGCTACCAAAGTAGCTTGAGCAACGCTCCCAACGTTTCTCGATCGTCCCAAATACCCGTCGTCGAAATAAACTATCGGTTCATTTGCCGCAACAGAGGTCAGACAAAGCTTTTTAGTACCTGTTCCACCTGCGCCAGATGAATAGTAATTCGGAACGTAGGTAGACGAAGAAACCATGTCCTGACTAAATAGGACATTGCTTGATCCATCTAAAACCTGGATCTTATGAGTACATGTGCCGCTCGCACATTGAAGCATGAAGCCCGCTTCTTGACTCACGTTTTGATCAGAGCCTTGAATTGTTTTTAAATCAGAGCACATTGTCTGAGCTGCGGCGCTTGAATCCCAAGAGCCTGCAAGGACGCCAGACCCAGCCGTTGAAGTCGTGGTCAGAGTTCCACCTGAAGCTGTCCAGAATCTGGTACCGTTTTCTACCCCGTCATTTTTTACATGGTTAACGAATGCCGAAACGCCGGACATAGTATTCGTCTGCATTTGTCTACTGGAAACATTACCAGCCTGAGCCGATGAAATTCCTAGAAGTAAAAGCGCTAAAAAATGTTTCATACAATCCCCTTATTAAAACGATCTAGATACTTCTACCCAGACAGAAGTGTCCCAAGATAAACTAATGCAGTCGTCAACTCCAAGCACTGCGGAACCGTTAAGGCTAAGCCCTGTGCCAGTATCGAGTTGAATAGTCTGAGAATCATTTCTCCCACAAATGAGCATTTCCTGTCCATCAACAGTTCCATTTGAAATCTGAGGGCTTGCACTTATGTCTGAGTTTCCAGCCACAGACCCTTCAACGTAAATCTTTTGATTCATCGCCGAAGTACTCATATGAGACGCGCCCGATGTGATCCCCGTGGCTGTTACGACACTGCGAGGAGTTCCACGAGAGCCGAAAATGGTGATAGTACCGCCTCCACCTCCGCTTGCAGCCCATGAAGGAATCCCAGCCGCCAAAGTTAGAACGTGCCCGTCTGTCCCTGCGGCGAGTTTTGAAAGCGTATTGGAAGCTGAAGCGTAAAGGATATCCCCGGTCGTATATGTGCTTTGATTGGTCCCACCCTTAGTTTCTGGAAGCGTACCAGTCACTTCAGAACCACCTAATGCAATCGCCGCAGCTGTGATATTTTTTGATCCATCGAGTTTCAGTGGAAGTGACGCCGTCAACGAATCAAGATTCGGCGCTGATAAAAATGTCTTAGCTCCTGCGATCGATTGCGCGCCAGTTGATACCAAACCGTTATTTGTAGCGTCAGCCTCTTGCATGACCAAACTCGAGCCAGTAATCACCGCGCCATTCGCAGACTTGGTCTGCGAGTTGATCGTGCCGATCGTGTACGATGTTCCCGCTGGTGCTGCAAAAGTTCCGTCAGCTCTTAGAAAATTCGATGTGCCGCCGCCTGAAGCTGGCACCAAACCCTGAAGCCCTGAAGTGAACAGATTTAATTCAGCGGTCAATTCGGTCTGAGTGAGGTCAATCGGCGCAGTACTTCCGGCCGTATTATTCCCTTTGAACGTATGCGCGGCCATGTTTGCCATTTTCGCATTGGTCACAGAAGAGTTTGCAATCGTCGCAGCAACGGACCCAGGACCCGAAGCCGTCACATCACCAGTCAGGGCGGTGATGTAATTCCCAGCGGCTTGCTTTCCGTTGAAGGTACTCCAGTCACCTTGCGTCAGATAACCGTCAACCGAAGAAGTCGCCGCTGGAATAGAAATGGTATTCACCGAGCGAGACAAAGGCGCTGAGAACGTGAGCGCGTTTTCTTTTCCGTTGAAAGTATTCCAATCAGTGGCCGTCAAGAGTCCAGGCTGTCCAGTGGTCGCGTTTTGAATATCAACCGTGACGTTTGGGCCTACGGTGGAATTCGATCCACTCCCTACGGTGACGCCAGTGGTCGAGGTCGAGATGCTTCCGAATGTCAACGCTGATTGTTTATTGTTGAACGTGTTCCAATCGGTTGAAGTCAGATATCCGTTTAGCGTCGTGCTCGCCGCTTGCTGCGCGATGCTTGTACCAGCCCCAATCACAGCACCAGTGCCGCCAGTGACTGCGATTCCGTCGGTCCCAGCTGCGGTCAGGTTACCGAAACTAAGCGCATTCTGTTTCCCGTCGAATGTTGACCAATCCGCGCTAGATAACGCTCCGCGATTCGTCGCTGAAGCGGTAGGCAGATTGAAAGTGTGGGTGCTTGTCGCGCTAGAAATACCGAAGTCAGTGCCCGCTGTACCCGTTGCAAAGGTCTGCGTCAAAGCGGTGAGCGTGTTTAAAGTCGTGATTCCAGTGTCAATATCCGCAGCCCATTCAAGTCCAGTAGCTTGAGCAGAATTTGCCTTCAAGACTTGGCCATTAGTACCAACTCCGAGCCTCTGGTTTCCGGTGTCGTAGGTGTATAAATCACCCTTTGTCGTGAGAGGCGACGATGCGGGAGGCGTGATCCAAGATGTGACGCCGGAACCGTTTGTGCTCAAAAGAAAACCAGCTGATCCCGCAGTAGTTGGGAGAGTCAGTGTCCAATCAACCCCAAGAGTCGGTGCTTTAATTGTGACGAAATTAGAACCAATCGGATCTCTGACCTTCAGATCACCAAATAAACTAAACGCACCAGCAGAACTAAACCCACCACGATTATTATTCCCGTTGGTGAAGAACGCGATGCCTGCACCAGGACCCGCCTTGATTGGATAGTCTTGCGCGCGCGCGCTAAGCGCCCCAACGAATGAGAGAACGAAAATCAGCCTCTTCCAAGTTCTGCCCATGCTGATCCCCTCCAAATAAGATGTAAATATGATCCGTCAGACGCAAGCCACGAAGCCCCACCAAGCAGCTCAACGCCGTTTCCGTCATCAAGTTGAACCGTGTCAGTGTCGTCGCAGCCGTATAAAAGTAAATTCTGTCCAACCGTTGTGCCAGCTACAATTTGAGGATTCGCAGTAATGTTGATCGGTGCTGAATCGCCAGCAATAAAGATTCCCTGACGGTCTTTTCCAACCGCAGGAGTAATGCCGCCCGCCGCAGTGATCAAGACCGGAACTATATAAGATCCGGTGATATACATTGCACAATCCCCCGTGCTGGTTACTGTCGTCGAAGTCAATCCTTCAACGCGTCTTAGTTTCATGTCAAAGCTGTACAAAAAATAAGGATGCTTTTTTACGGTGCGCCCATACTTAGGCGCAAAATCTGATAACTCATAATTCAGAAATGGTGCATCGTCCTGATCATAATAAAATCTAAACTCTTTCCCGTAGGCAGCCCAATCAACAAAGAAGTCATTCAGTAATTCGTCACGCTCTTGATAAGTCAGGAAATCAAACGAAAGTGATCGCGTGTACTCAACGAAATTAGATTGCACCTGACGAATTCCAGACAAGGAAACGATCGAACTCACGTTAGCTTTTGGTTGATCCTCTGAATCTTTGACAGGTGGAAACCTGAAATCAAGTCTCTCCACTAAAGCAAGAGCGACACTTGCCGCAGTGATCGTGCAATCCTGATCAAGAGTAATCGTGCTCACTGTCTTTGAAAGAATAAGTGAGTCAGCCGGAATGCCTGACCCACTAACGACCATTCCGACTTTGAAATCAGAAGTATCGGCGATATTAGTAATTATTGGACTTGTCGCAGTGGTGTCACCCTGCGCTTCTAGATCATTCCATTCAATTCTAGGGAAAAGTAGATTCAGTGCCATATTATACGCCTAAACTGGCCCCCCTGAATTCAACCGCGTCTCGAATCTTTTCGACAAGTTTATTGATGTACGTTTCATCCGCAGTGATATCACCATTCACCACAACAGAAGGTCGGTCAAGTTTATCTGCAATCGCTAGTAGAATTTTCTCAACACTCGCCCCACCGAATCCACCTTCACCGTCTTTAGTGAACCCACGCTCTCGAGCGACCCCTTCGACGACTTCGTCAAATGATTTTGCAGGCGCTACGATCTCGCCTTTAGAGAGCATAAAAGGCTGCGTATCTTTTCCAACCTCTCCACCAGTGACCAATGCGCCTTCGTTAGCTCCAAGGATCTGAGACACTTGCGCAAGGCCTAATCCAATAGTGGTAGCCGCAGCAATCGCACCGAATGGCGGTGGATATGTAGCCAAAGCAAGGGACGCACCTAAGTAGGTGTTCCTAGTCGCCTGAGCCACGTTCAAGGCTTTAGTAGCACCGGCGTTGTCTTTTAAAAGGATTGCAGCGGTAGCAAACAATTGTTGCTCGATTTGTTGTTTTGCCTGCGCGACCGCTCGAGCGTCACCGAGTTCTTTTTCTGCAACAATCTTTTTCTCGGACGATGCACGTTTAGACAGAGCAAGGTTTTCAGAAGCTCTTTGCTCCTCAACTGTCTTAAGTTTTTGTGAGTTAACGACTGCAAGGTTGTATTCCTGATCGGCGTCAGCGCGTTGCTGTGCTACCTTTGCCTCACGGATCGCAATCGCATTTGGGTTGTTCGCGTTCTCAATCTCAACTAACTTTTCCTGAAAATCAGCCTCGGCAGCTAAGTCGATCGATCTCGCCTCTTGTTTAAGTGCAGCGATATTAGCTTGACGGGCGCGCTCTTTTTCAATATCTGCGTCAGTCTGAATCTTTGGCTTTGCGGCTTCTGCGTCTGCCAATTGTTTTTGTTTTTCTTCAGCAAGCCTTGACTCCTCAGCAATAGAATCTTGGATTGCAGTTTGTTTTAATTTTAAAACTTCGATCTCTGCTTGAGTTCTTTCAATATAAGTTTCACTAGCGTTTGATTGCGCCTGTATTCTTTGAAGCTCTAGAATCTTTTTAGCTGTTTCGTCTAATTGCTCTTGTAACGGTTTCTGAACACCAGCCGCATCCGATATCAAACCAGCGAAAGCCTGAATAGCAGAACCCGCGCCATTTAAAACAGCACCAAAAGCAGAACCAAGATTAGAATAAGCAATTGCGTCCTCGTTTATATCTTTAGTAGCCAATCCGATCACGCTTTCAGTCGCAGCACTTGGCGCAAGTCTAGCGGCTGCTTTCAAGTTCTCTCAAATCGGTGAGGACTTA